AGACAATATATGTCAAACATGTATTCGGCTAATTCCTGTCTTCCAAAAGTGCCGAAATCCACGTTGTACCACTGTTTCACAACTGAGGGGCCCTGAGATCGAATATCAGGGCTGGCGAGCGATGTATCGAAGGTTACCGCGTCTGCGAAGACATCTACGAAGTATTTCTTCAAAGAACTTTTGACATTCGTTTCCATTGATAACGGATTCATTACTTCCACTCCGCCAATATAAACATTCGGGCTTTTGCTATCTTGTTTATAAACTTCTTTTGGAAGAAAGCCAAGGACAATTCAAACAAAGGCCTCTTGGGTATCTTCTTCTTAGCATATCCTCTTTCGACAGCCCACCCGTATATTTTAGGATCCTTTGTGATCGGTGTTTTTCGCATCAGTCATTACTCGTATCGGAAATAATTTTCTTATGCTTTATCTCTTGACCAAAAGTTATTGCTCGACCAACAGGACCTTGCTTCTGAGGCACATACCCTACTGGATTAACATGGATAACCGGTCCATGCGTTCGGGAAGCTGTGTCCTTTGCAGCCCAAGTAGTTGTCGTAGGTTTTACCGTCTTTCCTCCAGGTTTCTTTATTATTGTTCTTTTAACTGCTGGAGCAGAAATAGCAGACCCTCCTGCATAATCTCCAAAGCCAACAAACCATTTACTGAAATCAGCCGTACTGGATAATTTATTCGGTTTAATTGCTTTGAGGGCTGTTCCTAACCACAACCAATATTTATCCTCATTAGACTGGCCTTTCTTCCAACCTTTATGAGGAGTGCCGAAGTCTCCAAACTTCTGAGAAGTTACATTCTGTTTAAGTTCATCAGAGAACTCTCTGGCACTCTCTTCCGTTATAGAATCTTTAAGATTGAGGACGACCCGTTCAATACCATTTATAGCATTGATTACTCGATCAAAATCAGCTTGATTGACCTTAACCTCAATCATTAATACTCTTCCTCATAATCCTCTTCTAAAGGAACAGAAACAAAGGGTCTGGTGTCTTCTACCAATAAAACAACACAAACACCCGGATAATTGTATTCCTGGACTGATTCCACTTTGTAGTATTCATTATCCGTCAGATACACTCTGTCCAATGGTTTGATGTCATAATACTTAGGCAGATACAAATCTATCCGCCAAACAGCTTCCTGACCCACAGAAGGTGTATGCTGATCAATCTCTGATCCAAATAATCTATCTGACATCAACCCGTACAAAGGGGCCTCTGCTACAATAGACCAAGAAGCTGTCATATTGTAGCCAACTCTGACTTCAACAGGACGAAGAATACATGCGGTAGAAACAAGATTGCATGAATAAAGAACGGCATTCCATTCAACAATGCCATCCTCAAACAGTTCGGGAGTCTTATTCATCACCAAATAATGCTTATCCGTACTGACAATATATATAACATCATCTGTGGTGATTAAAGTATTATAAGGTAGAGTTGCATCAAGGAAATGCTCACGAATAAACGGTTTTGTTACTTGAGCATTCAAATCATAAAGGATACGTTCGGTAGTTACTACAGGTGTGCGATTGACAATATGGGTGATTGCCCCGAGTTCATCGTAAACTTCTCTTAAATCGGCCCCTAGCCCAGCCATTAGGCATTCTCCAACGGAGCAAAGTTAACCAATCTGTCCCAATCATAAGTTAAATCCGTTCCATCTGTATCGTAAGCAAATCCCGCATCAATTTTTGTACCAAACATCTTGTAAGATTCCAATCCTGCAAACAAAGCTATATCAGAAGATATGGCTACTGCAAATTCAGCATCCATAGTTTCGATCATTTTTTGGTAATGCTCAAATTTCTGCTGAAGATTGATTAACTTATACTTGAAAGATTTGGTAGAAGCTATGCGGAGAATGTTTAAAGCGTGTCGGATTGCTCTTTGCAGCATCCAATGGGCCTTTGTCGGGGTGGATATCGGGTAACTCCACCCCAACTCGGCCGCTGCTTGATCACAAACTAATTCGTAACCATCTTCGGTGATAAGAGTGGACAAGGTCGATAACTGTATCCTCAAGAGATCCGCTAAATCGTATGCAGTAGTTAAAGTCACCATGCCCACTCACCTCGATTTACTTCTTTTTCTTCGGAGGAACTACCCCCTTCTTCTTAGGGGGTACTACAGCTCCCTTCTTCTTGGGAGGAAATGCTGGTTTCTTGGCTGCCATATCATTTTCCTTTCTTTTCGATTGTCTTCTTTACAATCCCTTTCGTCTTCCCCGCAACTGGTTTATTTGTGATAACGGGTTCTACTTCTTTCGTCTTCTTCGTTTTAGGAAGAAGTGACGGAGGAAGTTCTTTCTCAGGAACAATCGGTTTGGGAGTTCCCGGAATAACCCGTGCCTGCCTTCTCTGTAGTCGGCGCATCACAAACTCGGGGATCGGTGTTCCCTCTTCATCGGAGAACACCGATCCAGCCGAGATAATCTTACCTGTACTGACTTTCAGATTAACGAGCAATTCTACTTTCATCTGATTGACCTCCTGTTATATTGGACGATTAGTATTCGTCCGGCTCAAAAGCGGAGATCTTGTAGGTCGTGTCTGGATTGTACAGAACGGGAAGACCCTTATCCTGCACTCTCAGCCACACACCTTCAGGATCCCATTCGTCCTTCGTATCTGCGAAGAATCCCCAACGCCGACTGTTGCCGTACGGAGCTTCCATGAACTCGGCAATTTTGGATCCGCCCTGAGAATCAGCAAACATGAAGAAGACGTTATCCTGGATGAACTTCTTCCGCATAACGACTTTATCCTGTCCCCCAACAAATGTTCCTGAGGGGTAGGCACCAACGGTGATGGTCCCCGCAACCTTATCAACTGCGGTGATGACTTCATCCTCATAGGTGTTGTACGCCTTCATGTTGTAGAAACGGGCTTTCCCACCAACTTCAAAATCAGTGACATCATCAAGATAGATGGTTGTACTGGTTGTAGTTGTGGTAGTGAGCCACGCCTGTACTTCATACATTTCGTCGTACAGGGAAATAGCACCAACACCGAGCAGATTCCCGATAACCCCTATAGGATTACTGAAGAGATCCCCATTACCAAAAGCACTCTTCTCCAGAAGAGCCTGAATATTGGTATCGAACATGAGAACCTTCAGCATTTGAGAATTCATGAGACAATGATTCGGTTGAACCATAGCATCATCTGCCAATGTCTGCTTTGCATCGAAGATATCCTCAACAGGATTTCTTGAGATACCGTCTTTCCAGTTACGAGGATCGTCCAGAGTCACAAGATGACTCGTGGGGATACCGTAAGAGACAGTGAACTTGATTCCGCCTTGCTGAATGTAAGTCAAGGCCCCTTCAATCAGCATCTGGGAAACCATCCACTCACGCCGACGATCACACCGCCAACGCAGTTTCTGGGCTCCCTTAGCCAACTGCCGTTCCGCCTTCATGTATGTTGCCACAGTTCCCGGCTCACGAAGGTTGTTGAGGAACTCCTCGTCAAAGTACATCTTTTCTTTCCAGAACGCAGCTTTAGCTGAAGCACCACCTGTCCCATCGATGCCGATGGCAGGAGCTACTGAACCAGGAGCTACGAACGGGGTCATGCCGCCGGAACCGTACTCAATTTCCCACTCGATTGTGTCCGAATCATACTGACTTGACGGAAACAAATTGGTGAAGAAATTACTCGGCGGTCTTACGAACTTGGAAATCAGCTTATTCAAGGTGATAAGCTGAAGTGCCGGAATACCCGTAGAACCCTTCATCTCGCCACCTCCCCTATTTCATTATGAAGAACCGTCCGTCAACAACCCCATTGAGATCCGTAATGGCTTCATCCGTGAGATTGTACAGACTGTTCTTGTAAAGGATACAATTTGATACCACCACCGAAGTGAGGGCTCCCAACGCTTCTTCTCCAACACCTGTATCTACATCCTTGTCAAGGATGTATTTTGCTACATCGGCACCACCTGCTCCTGCGTAAACATAAGCATAAGCATGATCAGCTACCAAAATATGAGTAGCCGTCAAACTTGCTACCGTGATGTCTGCATACAGAGTGGAAGTAGTTCTGTCGATATCGGAAATAATACCGCCAGATACTGGACCATGTCCGTCATCATCTTCAGCATATAGATAGTCCCCCACAACGAACTTGTAGGAATCAGCTAAAGACACATAAACATGATCCGTGATGCTATCCAGAACAACCGGGGCAATGCCAATTGCCGAAACCGTTCCGAGAGTCACATCACTGTAGATAGAGGGAACATAAGGAACAAGATTCCCATGTCCACCCCCAGTAGATAGGTTGATAGCCATTACCGTACCTGCCTTCAGATACCCATACCCTGCCTGGACCGTCTTATCCAGAATCAGAGCAATGTCCCTGACTGAATGGAACAAAGCCTTGATGCCGGGGCCCTCGGGGTACCGATTCATCTGAGGAGTGCTACTACGAATCCCCGTCAAACTCTGCATCGTTATACCTCCTGTTATTGATTAATAAATGGCAAACCGACGTAAGCCACTCAATCAGTTAGTTGCTGTTTTCCCCTGACCCACACTTTTCAGCATCCGATCAACCATTGCATCAGAATCGACAGCCCCACCGTCAGCCGGACGGCTGTAGCCCATTCCGAGAACGGACTGCTCTTCCCCTTCAACAGGCGCCCAATCCTTCAACTCGGTGTCGATAGCCGCGGAGAAAGCAGTGACGTCCAGCTTGTCCTCTTTGATGAACTTACCGTAATCAATCTGCTTTTTCACTTTTGCATGAAGTCTTTCGGGAATGCTTGCCGCAACGAGCTTTGCAGAGAAGATGCTATCTGCGGAAAGACGAATCTCTTCCTCCCTACGCACAGCATTCTCCTTCTCTACCTTGAGAAGTCTTGCCGATACGTCCTTATTGTCATCTGACAACTTGGTTTTATCGGCAGTGAGCTGAACCTTATCGGCAGTGAGCTGGGCAATGGTCGTTTCCAACCCTGTCTTCACTACAGCAAAAGCGGTTTCAGCCTCCTGTTTGCCGAGAGCAATAACTTCCTCGTACAGAGAAAGGAACTCGGCTTTCAACTTTGCCAGATCCATAGTAACCTCCTCTTCCTGTTTTTGTTTTAACTGCGTTACTTCCAATACCACTTCTTCGTCTTCGGCCATGGCTACCGATTTCGTATTCGCGTCGGCCCCGAAGGTAACGACGGAACACTCTTTTAACACTGACTCACGCCAGACTGTGCCCGGTCCTTTCATCTTAAAACCATTTACTTCTGTTTCTTCCTTCTCTTCAAGACGTTGAATCTTAGAAGGACGTGCATATATAGAAGCCTCATATGGGAAACCCTGATCCGATAGTTTAATGAACTCTTCGGCAAAAGGGGTATCCACGTAGGTCATTTCTTTATTAACCAACGCATTAGTTTCATCCACAACAAAAGAACCGAAGCCGATCTTCTCTTGCGTCATATGGTCATGAAGAATAGGTATTTCCTTTTTGGCCATCTTCAACCCAGAAGTATCAATAGCCAGATCACCCCAATACCAATGATTCTTGATGATCTTTCCTGAATAAGCAGTCATTTTTAATTTTCGGGGCTTTCCTTCAATGGCGGGTTCGGCTTTGGCAAAGCTGTCATGATCCGTAAAACTCAGAGCTGATCGATTCAACTTCAATGTTTCTTTCTTCATGGTTGATTCCTCCGAGAACTTACTGTTGGCTATTCTGATCGCCTTAGGAGCA